CACAATTAAGAGAGGCTCAGGCAGACGTTGCCGCCTTATCTGAAAAATTTGGAGTTACTTCAAAAGAGGCTATCGAGGCAGCAAAAAGAGCCGGTCAATTAAAGGATCAAATCGGAGACGCAAAAGCCTTAACGGATGCGTTTAATCCGGATGCTAAATTTAAGGCTTTGAGTTCGTCTTTGGCTGGAGTTGCCGGAGGGTTTGCAGCGTTACAAGGTGCGCAAGCGTTATTTGGTAGTCAATCAAAAGAGGTAGAGCAAACGCTTTTAAAAGTTCAAAGCGCAATGGCTATCTCTCAAGGTTTACAAACTATCGGAGAGAGCGTTGACTCATTTAAGCAATTGAGTGCGGTTGCTAAAAGTTACACAATAGTACAAAAAATCGTAACGGCCGGTCAATGGCTTTGGAATGCTGCCTTAGCTGCCAATCCAATCGGGGCGCTTGTTGTAGTAATAGCCGCTTTAATTGCTGCGGGAGTTGCGTTGGTTAATTATTTTAAGGAAAGCTCAGCGGAAAACGCTAAAAATACGGCAGCCGTTGAGGCAAATAAAAAGGCTCTCGATAATCAAACAAAAAGTCTTGAGAAAAATGCTAGTAGTTTTGATAAAAAACAAAAGCAAGAGATATCAATGGCAAAAGCCTCAGGAATGAGCGCTGAGGCGATTAGAGCTTTGGAATTAAAATTGATTGACGAGAAAATTGCTTACGAGAAATCGGCTAAAGCGATTGCGTTTAATACTTACGAAAAAAATAAGAATTATTTAGCATCTTTAAAAGCCTCCGGAGCTGACGAGGAGTTAATTAAAAAACAAATTGAAGTAACAAACGAGTCAGTTAAACAAGTTAATAAACAAAATGAGAATTTAAAAAAAGCGTTTGACGAAAAAAAGGACATACAAAATCGTCACCAGGTTGAAATTAGACAATCACAAACTAACCATAATAAAGAGGTAGCCGATAAAAATAAAGAGGCGTCCGACAAAGCTAGAGAACTAGCAAAAGAGACAGCAAAGAAAAAAGAAGAGGAAGAGAAAGCGGCTTTGAAAAAAATAGCTGACGACAAACTCTCCGCCGATATGGACTCGGCTAAAAAGGCAATTGAGATTTTAAATGAATTAAATAAAAAAACAGAAACTCCAGCCCAAAAAGAGACTAGAGAATATGAGGAAAAACTTGCAATTTTAAGAGCCAATAATTTATCTACTGAGAAATTAACCAAAGACCATTTAGACGAATTAAAAAAGATTGAAGACGATATTAGATTAAAAGCCGACGAGAAAAAAGCTGCAGAGTTAGAAAAAATAGTCAATGACTCGACAGCAACTTTTGACGCTAGACTTGCTGCGGTAGATGCAGAACAAGCGTTATTACAAAAGCAACTCGATGACAAAGTAATAACAGAGGAGCAATTTAATGATAAGGTAAAAGCGTTATCAAAAAGTAGGTTAACAATTGGAGAGTTAGAAACTAAGGCTAAAATTGAGCAAGCTCAAAGAGGTGCGGCATTATTAAGTAATATATCGGATTTAATTGGAAAGGATACCGCAGCGGGTAAAGCCGCAGCAATAGCAGCGACAACTATAAACACTTACGCAGCCGCTCAAAGTGCGTTTAAAAATGCTCAAGAAAATCCAATATCTATACTTGGGCCGGCTTATCCATATATCTCAGCCGGTTTAGCAATTGCCGGAGGTTTGAAAAATGTACAAGCAATTTTAGCTGTTCCAACGCCTGGTGCTGGAGGTGGCGGAGGTAGCGCACCAAGCGGAGGCGCAACAATGACCGCACCGAGTTTCAATACCGTTGGATCGAGTTCAACAAACCAACTCGCTCAGACAATTGGAAGTCAAAGTCAAACTCCGATAAAAAGTTATGTGGTGGCCTCAGACGTGTCGACAGCTCAGGCTCTCGATAGAAATATTATATCAAACGCGTCAATTTAATATAAATAAAATCTATTATAAAAATATTCACTATAGATAAAATCTTGAGCTGTGAGATATTGATTTTATTAGGATTTTGCGTTAAATTGAAAAACTTTAAAAAGACGATATAATATATATAAAGTCCTTTTAATTAAAATAAACGCTTAAAAATAGCCTTAAAATTAATATGGATTTTCAATCTAAAAGTTGAAATAAAAAATAAATTTTAAGGTTATAGGTTGAAAATAGAGTTAAATGTTTGATATTAAAATATCAAAAATGAAAAAAAGTTTATAACAAAACACTAAAAAAAAGTTATCTTAGTATGGAGACTTACAAAGTTATTTTTAATGAAGAGGAAAACGAGGGAGTGTATGCAATCTCTTTAGTTTCAGATCCAGCGATTGAGTCTAATTTTATTTCACTTTCAAAAAATAAAGAAATTAAATTAGCTACAATAAATGAAGAGCAAAGAATTTTAGTTGGGCCAGTATTAATTCCAGATCAATTAATTTATCGTAATCAGGACGGACACGAATATAATATTATGTTCCCAAAAGAAACGATAAAACAAGTACAACATAATTTTGTACAACAAGGTTATCAAAATAATTCAACACTAGAACACTCAGGAAAATCAATTCCAAACGTGACATTTGTTGAGACTTGGATAAAAGAGGACGAAGTACATGATAAGTCCGTATTATATGGATTTAATGAGCCAGTAGGTACGTTGTATGGTTTAATGAAAGTTAACAATGACGAGATTTGGAACGACTACGTTAAGACTGGCAAAGTTAAAGGATTTTCTATTGATGGAGTCTTTGACATGGAAAAAGTAAATTTAAAAACAGAGATTAATATGAATTTAGAAAGTATTGTTAATGCAATAAAAGAGGGTTTTGCATCGATAAAATTATCGACAGAAACCGAGCAAGTTGAAACCGTTGAAACCGTAGAGGTTGCAATGGCTACAATGATGCTAAAAGATGGTGTGACTATTTTAGAGGCTGAGTCTTTTGAGGCTGGGCAAGCGGTTTTTATCGTTGCTGAAAATGGTGACAAAGTTGCTGCTCCAATTGGAGAGCATGAACTTGAAGACGGAAGAGTTTTAGTAATTACCGAAGAGGGTAAAATTGCTGAAATTAAAGACGCAATGGTTGAGGAAGAAACTCCAGACGCAGCTCCGGCTGAGGCTGAGGCTGTTGAAATGTCAACTGAGGAAATGATAAAAGCTATCGTTACCAATATGAGCGTTGAAGTTTCAAAACAAATTGAGGCAATTCGTACCGAATTAAGCGCTCAAATTGCTGAAGTTAAAACTAGTAAAGTTGAGGTAAAAGCGTCAACAAAAGCAAAGCCGGAAGTTGCTGAAACTTCAACAAAAAACGTGAAACTTTCAAGATCACAAAAAATATTAAATAACTTAAAAAAATAATTTTAAAAAATGGCTACAACTACAACTGTATCATCGAACTACAATGGAACTGCTGCCGGTGCAATTATCGGTCAAGCGTTCAAAACTATTGACACAATAGAAAAAGGAGCGGTTACTATCGCTGAAAACGTAAACTTTAAAATCTCTTTGAGAAAAATCGCTTACACAGACGGAACGACTGCTTACACTTGCGGTTTTGCTCCAGCTGGGACAATCGTATTAAACGAAAATGTAATCGAGCCTTTCAAATTCAAAAACGATTTTGATGTTTGTAAAGAAGATTTCAGACAGACTTGGTCTGACGGAATTATGGGCGGAGGAGCTGCTAACGCAACTGCACCTAGCGATATTATGGACGCAATCCAAGCGGAAGTTTTAGGAGCTATCGGTGAAAAATTAGAGTCTGACATGTGGACGTCTTCAACTAACTTCGACGGTTGGTTAACTTTGTTCGCTGCTGACGGAGACGTTAACAAGCCAACTGCTGACGCTGCGGTTACTGAGGGTAATGTATTAGCTAAATATTTAAAACCAGCTTTAAACGACGTGCCAGTTGCTTTAAGAAATAAAGAGTTAATCCTTGCGGTTTCTCCGGACGTTGCTCAGGCTTACGCTTTCCACTTGTCAACTCAAGGGATCACTTACGGAATGGGGAACACTGATTTTCCTTTAGCATTCGGACGTCACAATTTAGTGGTATTAAACGGATTGCCAGCGAACTCAGTTGTTATCTACGAGCGTAAAAACTTAGTTTTCGCTACAGGTTTAACAGCTGATTACAATCAAGTTGCTTTGGTTGACGAAGACGAAATCGGTTTACTAACTGGTAAAGTTAGAGGGAAAGTGGTTTACGCTGTAGGGGTTGGATATTACAACGCTGAGGAAATTGTTTGGTTATCTTACGGATCATAATATTAACATAAATACCGCTCATTAATTTGGGCGGTTTTTAATAAAAAAATATATACTTATGTCATGTCTTATTAGTGCGGGAAAATTGCTTGGATGCAAAGACCAGCGAGGAGGTTATAAAAATTTATACTTCGCAAATTACGACGATTATAGTTTTGTTATTGCTGCTCACGAGGTTACAAGTTTGGGAACTTTGGACGAAGTTTTCAAATACGAAGTTAAAGCGACTACAAATACATTAACAGAAACCGGAACAAGCTCACAAGATAACGGAACTTTTTTAAACGCTCAATCATTAGCGGTTACACTTCCAAAATTATCGGCTGACTTACAAGCTCAGGTTCAATTAATTTGTGCGTCTCGTCCTTACGTTTTCGTAGAGGATTATAATGGAAATATTCTTTTAGTTGGTGCAGCTAACGGAACGATGTCAAATTGCACAAAAGTAACCGGAGGAGCTGGAGCTGATTTATCAGGTTTCACTTTGACAATTGCTGGAGAAGAGAGCAATTTAAGTCCATTTTTGGACTCAGCAACTAAGAGCGCATTATTCGCTTTAGTTAGCAACGTGGTTGTTTCCTAATTTTCTTTCATAGTTTGTTTAAAAAAAAGTCACTTCGGTGGCTTTTTTTGTTACAAAACGCTTTTTTTTAGTTATATTAATATGTGGATATTTAATTTAACAGCACCCTACCAATTCAAATGTATTCCTCGATCTTATAATGGAGGCGAATTGACGTTTTTTTTACGTGACGAGTTACGAGACATTATATTTGAAATTGAAATGTTAGGCTCATTTTATCAAAACAACGTTTTAATATTAGATTTTGACGAGCCTATTTTAATTGAGGGGCAAAGTTTTGAAATTACAATCAATGAAGACGACGTTTTGATATATAGAGGCAAAGCATTCGCAACCGCACAAACCGACCTCGAGAATTTTCAACTCAACAAAGGAGTTTTAAAAGTATAAATTTATGGAGAAATTACAAATTATAAACCTATCAAACTACATTCGTCCGGAAATTCGAGAAGTTGCCGGAAAAAAATGGGTTTTGAATGGAGATAAAAATAGTTTTTATCAAACTATTATTGATGCTTACAACGGATCACCAACCAACTCGGCGATAATTGACTCTTATAGTCAGTTTATTTATGGTAAGGGTTTGACGTCAGACGACAAAGCAAAAAAACCAAGCGAATGGGCGGCGATTATGTCGTTAGTTTCTAAAAAAGATTTGCGTAAAATATGCAAAGATTTTGAAATGTTTGGCGAGGCATCTATTGAAGTAAAATATATTAATAATAAAATACAACGCTGTTTTCATATTGCAAAACAAAGGATTGCTCCGGAGGTTGCAAATGAAGAGGGAGACATTACAGGATATTATTATAGTTATGATTTTTCAAATGTAAATAAATATAAGCCGGAACGCTTTGACGCTTTTGGTTTTGGAGAGGGATCAAACGAACGCTCTGAAATTTATATTTTTAGAGACTACCAGGTCGGGCAATTTTATTATAGTAATCCAAGTTACGTGTCCGGGATTTCGTGGGCGAAAATGGAGGAGGAAATTTCAAACTACTCAATCAATCACATTCAAAAGGGATTGTCATTCGGTCATATTATTAATATGAATTGTGGAATACAGGAAAGCGCAGAGACAATCCAAGAGAACACTCGACAAATTAGAAACCACTTAACCGGATCACAAAACGCCGGAGCATTCTTTTTAAATTGGAACGATAACAAAGATAGCGAAATAACAATTTCGGCTTTGGAAGTATCGGACGCTCACCAGCAATATGCTTATTTAAGCGCAGAGGCTAGACAACAACTTTGCACCTCTCACAAATTAACGTCTCCGATGTTAGTAGGGATAAAAGAGGCAAACGGTTTTAGCTCAAACGCTGAGGAAATAAAAGTCGGCTTTGCTGAATTAATGATAAATGTTATTCGTCCAAAACAGGAAATAATTTTAGACGGATTAATGGAGGTTTTTGC